ATGGCTTGCGCCATTCAGTTGGACTTTTTTGTTTTTGCAAAGGTGGGAGATTATTTCCCTTGCGATAACGATACCATAAAACCTGAATATCTTGTCTGGGACGCAAGCATGGACGCAAATTTCAAGCAGATAGAACTTCTCACAAATCAGCTATATACAATATCTGAAATGGGTTCTGCTGTATTCGGAGATTTGACGAATAAGGCAGGTGATGTGCCATCAGGCTCGGCTCTCAGGCGTTTGATGATGTCACCACTCGCCAAGGCTCGCAGGATTGCTAATCGTTTCGACCCGATACTCAAAAAGCTTATATCAGCAAGTGCGGAAATCCTCGGAACGGAAATTGCACCCGAAGAAATCACTATAACATGGCATGACGGATTACCTGCCGACCCAGCGGAAGACGCTGAAATCATGTCAGTTCGTACAGGTGGAAAAGCTACATTATCGCAATATACGGCAATACAAAGGCTTGATGATATGTCGGCTGCTGATACAGATGCGGAGCTTGCTATGATACGCTCTGATGATATTGATTCAAGCGTTGGCTTAGAAGAACCTGCCCTTGAACCTATCGAGGGTATTTGATGAGTACACAGAAAAAACTGATTGAAACATATCAGAAAGCACAGAAAAAGCTTGTGGAAATAATCCAACGAAAACAGGCTTATGGCTCGGCAGCAGCTTATGAAAGGTCGCTTTTAAGGCAGATTCAAAAGGAGTTTAAAAAACTGAAAAAATCTTCAAAAGCACTTGTTGAACAGCTCATCAAAGAAAACTACAAAACAGGCTTACAAAGCTTAATTGATGACTTACTAAAAGACAATACCGCACCAAGATTGTTTAATATGTTCAGCGAACTTAACACAAGTCAGATTGAACTTATTACTCAAAATGCTAATATTGACTTAAATAAGTCGATTAACATTGTTGGTCGAAGAATGCAGGACGCAGTCAGAGAAGCTGGTATTGAAGCGACCGCAGAGAAGCTCACAACAGGTCAGACAGTCAGGGAAATGCAGAAGAATCTGGAAAAGAAGCTTGAACAGCAAAATCTGACTGCAGTAGAATATGCCAACGGTACGAAAATGCCAATTGAAAAATATGCTGAAACTGTTGCTCGCTCAACTACTGCAGAAACTCAAAATAAAGCTAAAGTTATACAAGGACAAGACTGGGGCTACGACCTTGTAAGATTTACGGAACACAGTCCTACTTGCGAGGTCTGCTCAATGTATCAGGGTAGAGTTTATGCTTTGACGAAAGAAGCTGCCAATGGCAAATACAAAGGCTCTAAGGGGCAAGCATTGCATTTTCCCTATCTCTATGATACAGCTTTGATAAGCGGTTATAGTACTATACATCCTAACTGCCGACACCGTCTGTCAGTACTTCCGGCAGGAGCTTATACTGCTGTTGAAATGGAGGAATTTTCCCGAAAAAGTATGCAGCCATTTGAAGATATGCGGTCAGACAAGGAACGCAAAGCGTATGCCAAGGAACAGGAAGTCAAGCGTAAACGGAACGAGAGCCGTAAACAGTATGAGAAAATCAAGACTGTACTTCCAAATGATGCACCAAAAACATTTGCTGCTTTTGTTAAGATGAAATCTGCAAAATCAGAGCGTTATAAAGAGCTTTTGAAGGATTATCGTATAGTTATGAAGACTGTAAACGATTCTTTTAACGAAACTCCTAAAATATTTAATTCAGAAACCGAAAAAAATCTTATTAAAAATAATGACATTGAGCGTGGAGTGGTGTATAATAAATATGGTGAAATTGTTCTGGAAAAAACGGGTGAAGAACATCGTTTGTCTTTTACAAAAGAAGAACAGACTATGCTTAATGGTATGATATTATCGCATAATCATCCATCTAATAGCCCACCTTCTCCTGCGGATATATATAATCTTAGATTATTTAATCTTGAAGAAGTTAGGGCTGTTACAAAATATGGAGTTTATTCTGTTAAACAACCTGAAAATTGGAAGAAAGAATTTCCGAGTAGAGAAGAACTTGAAAAAGAATATAATAACTTTGTAATAAGACTTATTCCTAAAGTTAAAAGACAATTAGAAAATGGGAAAATAACTCCTGAGCAGGCAGATAATTTTTGTTGGAAATTCGCACTAAGGCGAATGGAAAGAAAATATGGATTTAAGATTAACCTTATAAGTTGGTGATAATTTTGAAAAACGAATGTATATTTGATGGAGATGAATATTTAGGATTTTATTTTTCATCTCAGTGTTATAATTGCGAACATTATAACCCTGCTCAAATGACACATATATGTAAAGCTTATCCAAACGGAATCCCCCCTGAAGTATGGACAGGAAAAGTAACTCATGACAATCCATATAAACAAGATAACAATATTGTATATAAGAAATCTTTATAAGCACTCTTGCAAAATAAAAGCAAGGTGCTTTTATTTATACTAAAAATCAAGAAAGGAATTTATATTATGAATTTTGGAAAAGCATTAGAAGAATTGAAAAACGGAAATAAAATTGCTCGTGAAGGTTGGAATGGTAAGGGAATGTATATCTTTAAGCACGAGGGATTTGATACAAATGAAGTATCAAATATTACTGGAAACAAACATGATAATGTACCACCATTTATTTGCATGAAAACAGCAGATAAAAATGTGGTTTTCGGCTGGCTTGCAAGCCAAACAGATATGCTTGCGGAAGATTGGAAAATCATAAGATAAAAAATTTCCATATAATCGCCGTAAATCGTGTTTAATTATTAGAGGTAAAATTATCAGTCCTATAATTTCTAAACGCTCTTAAACGGCTTATAAACGAATTTAAACGCATATATAACACAGGCAATAAGCGTACCTGCACTTTTATGGTGCAGGACGCTTTTTTATATTGCAAATTTTTTAATGAAAGGAATTTTTACTATGAGTGAAACAAACACAAATGCTTCAACAGAAACCGAAGCAAAAGCAGAACCACAGACGGCAGAACCACCAAAGCAGACACAGGTTGACCAAAATGCAGAAAAGCTCAGCACCTATGAAACAGCACTGAGAAAAATTTTTAAACTTGCTGACGGTGAGGAGCTTGGTGACATTGACGGCAAGCTGACAGAGCTTGAAGCGGAACACGAAAAACTTATTTCAGCAACAAAGGATAAGCTTATTACAGCAAGTCTTAATGCCCTTGATGGCTACAACACAAAACTACTTGCAAGGCTTATCGACAGAAGCAAAATTACTGTTGATGAAAACGGCAATATTACAGGACTTGAAGAAGCAGTAAAAGCTGTTTCAGACGAATTTCCTGCCGTAATTGTTAAAAAAGAATCTGCAAAGAAACCTTTTGTGCCGATTAATCCAGCACAGCAAACATCAACATCACAAACAATGAATGACCTCATCAGAAGTCACAGATAAAAAGGAGATTTTAAAATGGCAAACATTATTACAAGAACAGACGCAGAAGCTCTTATTCCAGTTGAATCAAGCAAAGAAATTATTCAGGCAGTACAGCATGAAAGTGCAGTTCTACAGCTTATGAAAAAGCTGCCAAATATGAGTTCAAAGCAGACTAAAATGCCGATTATGTCAGCACTACCCGTTGCCGGATTTGTAAACGGTGACAACGGCTTGAAACCTGTGTCCAGTGCATCATGGGAAAATAAGTTCATTACCGCAGAGGAAATCGCTGTAATTATTCCTATTCCTGAAGCTGTACTCGACGACGCAGAATATGACATTTGGGCAGAGCTTAAGCCTTCGATTATTTCAGCTTTTGGCAAGGTCATTGATGGTGCTGTGTTATTCTCGACCGAAAAGCCAACAAGCTGGCCAGACGGTATCGCAACATCAGCAATCACAAAGAAAAAGACGGTTACATATGGTACAGGCATTGACACAGCCGAGGATATTTCCGAGCTTATGGGACTTGTTGAAGCTGACGGCTTTGATGTTACAGGCTTTGCGGCAGAAATTGCTCTTAAATCATCTTTCAGAGGTTTGCGTGACAAAAACGGCGGTCTTATCTTTGCTCCAAGCTTGCAGGCGGATACACCATCAACTCTATACGGTCAGGCAATCAACTATGTAAAAAACGGTTCTTGGGATAGCAGTAAGGTTAAGCTTATTGCTGGTGATTGGTCACAGGCAGTTTATGCAATGCGTCAGGATATGACATATAAGGTACTTGACCAGGCTGTCATCAGTGATGCAAGCGGTAAAATCTTATATAACCTTGCACAACAGGATATGGTTGCACTTAGATGTGTAATGCGTCTTGGCTGGCAGCTGCCTAACCCAGTTACACAACTCAATGGTACTGATACACGCTATCCGTTTGCGGCACTTGTACCTGCTGGTACTGAACATTCAGGTGGTTGATTATGTTTAAAAAAGGCATTAACAGCTATTTAAATCTTGATGAAGCAAATGAGCTTATTGACGGTATTGATACAACAGGAAAATGGCGTGAGCTTACAGACGGCGAACGAAAGCAATATTTAATACTTGCTACTGTGCATATCGACAGCCTTATGCTTACATCTCGAAAACATAGTGCTGAACAAATTCTACAATTTCCGAGAGGAAGAAATTCGGAAGTACCGAGAGCAGTGCTTATGGCACAAGCTCTTGAAGCACTTACATTATCTGATACACAAGCAATGCAAAGAATTTCTTTGCGTGAACAAGGTGTAACTTCAATTAAGCTTGGCAATACAAGTGAAAGCTATTCAGATGATTCAAATTCATCTTCTAAGCAAAATAATGAACTTAAAAGTAAGGTCGCAATGTCGCTTATGCGACCGTATATGCTTGGTTCGGCGGTGATGATATGAGCTTGTTTACTCCATACTTTAAGGATAGCATTTCTGTACAGAATTATATTGGTGTCAATGATTTTGGAGATAGTCAATACAGTTCTGCAAAAGATGTGCTTTGTCGATTAGAATATAAAACACAGGAAACGCTTGATTCTAAAGGCAATAAAGTGATAAGCACAGCAACTATTTATGCGAGATTTTCAATCTATCGCCCTCTGTCATAGCTGGAACAGCAACCGATGAATCTTATACCACTGCGATTAAAACGGCTGTAATGCCTGTTATAAGGGCTTTTGAAACAGCTTTGAATCAGGGCTTGCTTTTAGAAAGCGAAAGGCACAGACACTATCTTGCTTTTGATACAACAGAACTTCTCAAGGGAGATATACTTAAACGCTATCAGGCATATCAAATAGGTTTAGCAAATAATTTCTTACAGGCTGATGAGGTTCGATATAAAGAAGACCTAAAACCGCTTGGCTTTAATTTCATACGCTTAGGCTTGCAAGATGTTCTTCTCGACCCGAAAACAAACACAATCTATACTCCGAATACAAATCAAACAACAATGTTCGGGCAGAATGTAAATCAACAGGTTGCTGATAGTATGATTGAGGAAACAGAGCAACGCTGGGACGGTCAACGGCGAGAAAGCAACGGGCAGTTCGGAAAAGGGAAAAATCCACGCTCGGCACATAAGTCTGAAAAGCAGAAAAATAAACAAAGCAAGAATAATCAAGAAAAAAGTATTGATAAATCCTCAAAAAATGGTATAATAGAGCATAAAGGCAGTACAAAGAGTAGGAAAGGCAAAGGTACTGTCAAGCTTTCAAAAAAGGAATACAGAAAAGTGGTAAGCGAGATTAACACGGTTTACCATAGCAGATACGAAGGGAAAAGGGTTTGCTATCATCCGACATTGTGGAGAGATAAGTATTATACTTACAGGTTCAAAAATCATGGCTTTGATGATTATGAATTTGAAGAAAGGAAAAAAAATTGATATGGAAGAATTAAAGAAGCTTTTGGAAAATGTCAGCGATAGTTATCCTGGCTTTGTGCGTGGAGTTATGGGAGAAGCGAGAGATTGTCCCGAAAAACTTGACGAATTAAAGGAATACATCAAAGAAAATCCCGATGCATCGTCTTCTGACATAGGTGAGTGGACAGGAATAAATATGCTTGGCTTAGACCCTGACAATCCACCCGAATTGATACTTACGGACGATGACGAAGACGAGGAATAAACCAGACCGCTCCACAGAGGCATTTATACAATGTTCAAACCTGATAAAGGAAGGAATTGAAACTGATGAATGACAGAGATAATAGAAGCGATTTATGCCCTATTTGCGGAAAATATCGTTTTCCTGAGCCTAACACTTATGAGATGTGTCAAGTCTGTGGTTGGTTTGACGACCCACTCCAATATGAACAACCTGATTATACGGGGGGAAATAACAAATTAAGCCAAAATGAATACCGCAAAAGGTGGCAAAACGGTGAACTTCCACCGCCGATACTTGATTAAACCTAACCGCTCCTTGAGGGCGGTTTTTCTATGCTATAATTTAAGAAAGGATTTAAAAATGAAAATTAAACATAAAAAGATACTGGTATGTGGGCTATCATTAGCTGTGTTTGTTGGTATGATTTGTGGTTGTACAGAGGCAGACAGGGCGAAAAGAAATGTTCAACAAGAAGCAGATAATTTTAATGTTGAGCGTAGACTTAGTGTTATTAATATGCGTTCTGATAAACCAATATTAGAATTGACAGGCTATTTCTCATTATCTAACAATAGTAATAATGAGCTTGAGGTTACTATTGAAGTTGAAAATGGGAAATACAAGGTTGATTATATATACTTGAATGATTGGACAATGTATACCGTTGAAGATATTTCAGGTGCACATGTTGATAAATATCATTATGAAATAAATTTCTTACCTGAACAAATTATTCCGTATACATTTAAATCAAAAGATTAAGTAGAAAGTAGGTGAAACAATGGACTTCCGAGAATTTATAGAAGAAAGATTCATAAAAAGAAACTAAGCACTTTGAGAAATCAGGGTGCTTTTTTAATGCCTAAAATTGACCGCTCCGAAGTCGTAAAACTACGGATAGAATGAGAAGCAACCTCGTAAAAAGCGTATCGAAAGGAGCATTTATATGCAAAGAAAATTTTTAGAGGATTTAGGTCTTGAAAAGGAAATTGTTGATAAAATAATGAGCGAGAACGGCTCGGATATTGAAAAGACAAAGGCAAGACTTGAAGCCGAAAGAGACAACTATAAGGAACAGCTTGAAACGGCTCAGAACGCCCTCAAGGAGTTTGACGGAATTGATGTTAAGGAATTGCAAGGCAAGATTGAAACATTGAATAGCGACCTTAAAAACAAGGAAACTGAATATCAATCAAAAATCGCTGATATGGAATTTAGTGCGGTGCTTGATAGTGCAATAAGCTCCAGTAAGGCACGAAATGCTAAAGCAGTAAAAGCATTGCTTGATATTGAAGCTCTTAAAAATTCCAAGAATCAAAGTGAGGATATAAAAACAGCAATCGAAGCTATCAAAACAGATAATGATTACTTGTTTGAATCAAATGAGCCTATTAGTAAACCTGTCGCTCATACTGGAACAGGCAATCCTTCAAGTATTTCAACAGAAGCTTTTGCAAAAATGGGGTATATGCAAAGGCTTGCACTCAAAAAGTCGGACCCTGAAAAATATAATCAACTGAAAGGATGATAATTTATGTCAGAAACAACAAAGCTTAGCGACCTCATAGACCCAGAGGTTATGGCGGATATGATTTCCGCAAAGGTAGACAAAAAGATGGTAGTAACACTTATTGCAAAGATTGATAACACACTTGTAGGTACACCAGGCTCAACTATCACAGTGCCGTCCTGCTTGAACTGCAAATGTGGCTTGAAAACTATGCTAAGGGTCAACAGTTCGAGTTTGAAGTTGGAGACAAAATTTTTAGTTGCGAACTTCGCAAACTAACTTGTGCAAACGGTATGCTGTATGCAATACCTAATGAAAATATGAATGATCGCACTATGAAAATCAGCAGTAAGATGTCTGCAAGCGAGTGTCAGTTTTACAGTAAGATGAAAAGACTATACGCCCTGCCTAAAAGTCAAAGCGAAAATGAGAAAATCAGCGAAATTGAAAAAATGTTGATGAAGAAATAAAAATATTCTTTACTTTTGTGATTGTTTGGTATATAATATCTACAAAATAATTAACAAGGGGTATATTTTTGTGAAAAAGAGAACAATTTCAACTATTTTAGTGGCTTTGTTGGTCTTATCGGCATTTGCTGGGTGTAACGGAAAATCCGAGGCTCAATTAGAACTTGAGAAGACACAATCTGAACTTTCTGAATCGCAATAAAATTATGAAAAAGCTACAGACGATTTAGCAAGCTCACTAAAAGGAGCTTATGACCAAATGGGCAAATTTCAAGAGTGCATAGATAATGTTGGAAATTCTGAAACAAACAGTCAAAGTAGTACAAGCAAATCGGGATATAGTTATAAACCTTATACTGACGAATCAAAACTCATATTTTCAAGCAGTGATGAATTTGAAAAGTATTTGAAAACTAACAATAAAAATGTCGATGGTAAGACTGCAACAGTAACAGGCACAGTAGATACAATGTTTAAAGTAACAGAAAAAAACTATTTAACACTCAAAACTGATGAGCCGTCAGCTGATACTCAAGTGATGTTTGAAATAGACGATGCAGACGCCGCAACTATAAAAGAAGGCGATGTTATTACAATATATGGGGAAATAGATAATTCATCTGTGTATGATGAAACAAGCGACAGTGTCTATGTCTTTTTTATAGAAAATTGTTTGATATTGTATTGATAATTTTTAGGAGTTGATAATTTTGACATTTAAAGAATGGTATCAAAATCAAATAAAAGCTGACAGGTGTTAGTGCTACAATGGTTGACTACTACATGAAGCATAAAGCCGAGCATGGCAAGGATTACTATCAGCTTACTAATACTAATTTAAGGAATTTTAAGTTAGAAAATCCGAGGATTGTGAAATTCATTAAGCGTTTGAACATCATAACTCGTGAGGGCTTTATAAAGTTTTGCAGAGCTTATGGCATACAAATTGAAACACCTAAAAT